TTAACCGTGTTAACGTAGCTAGATTAGTTACATACATACGTCGTCAATTAAGTGTGTTGGCTAAACCGTTCTTGTTTGAACCTAACGATACACAAACACGTAATGAAATCAAATCAACTATTGAAAACCTATTACTAGAGCTAGTAACACAAAGAGGTTTACATGATTATGTTGTGGTATGTGATACAACAAATAACACACCTACAAGAATTGATCAAAATGAACTTTGGGTTGACATTGCGATTGAGCCAGTTAAGGCAGTTGAATTCATTTACATTCCTTTAAGATTGTTGAACACTGGAGCTATTGCTTCTGGAAACTTTGGTTCACAAGCTAAGGGTTCAAGCAACAGCTCAACAGGACAATAATAAAAGGACAAGGAGCAGAATATGCCAACATCAAGTTTAAATAATTTCACAGTTCCACTACCAACTGGTGGTGGCAACGACAACCAAGGGTTGTTAATGCCAAAACTAGCGTATCGTTTCCGCGTTACGCTAACACAATTTGGATCAGGTGGTGACCCTGCAACAGAACTAACAAAACAAGTTATGATGGTTGATCGTCCGCACCCAGAATTTGATGAAGTTAAATTAGATGTTTACAACAGCACAATCAAACTTGCTGGTAAACACAAATTTGGCGATATCAAATTAAAAGTACGTGATGATGTTAACAACTCTGTATCAAATAAAGTTGGTCAACAGTTACAGAAACAATTTGACTTCTTCCAACAATCTAGTGCATTTAGTGGCCAGGACTATAAGTTTTTTATGGCAATTGAAATATTAGATGGTGGTAATGGAGAGTTTGGAGCACAGACACTTGAAGTTTTCCAAGTTCAAGGCTGCTGGATTAAAAACGCAAGTTACAGCAGTGTTGATTATGGTAAAAATGATCCATTAGAAATTGAATTAACAATTTGTTTTGATAACGCATATCAAACAAGTGCAAACGGAAATAACTTAGGATTTGGTCAATCAGTTCCAAGAACTAACTTAACATCCGCACTATAATTTTTACTACCCCCAAATTAGCCCAGAGTAAAAACTGGGCTTTTTTGTAGGCTAAATATCAGTATGGCCAACTTTGATAATTACTTAAATGCTACTTCAGGGCTTTCAGAAGCCAACTTCACTGGGTATCGACACGCTACCAAATTATATCTAACGGACAACTATAAACGTGCGCCTAAATTTGGCCACATGTATTTTGTTAAATTTAATGTAAATCAAAGTGTAATTAAACAAGTGACAGCAGAGTGGGATAGGAATTTTACAGCATTATTGTGTAAAGAAGTACAATTACCAAAGTTTAAAATTTCCACTGAAACAATAAATCAATACAACAGAAAAACTAACGTACAAACTAAAATAGCATACGAAGCATTAAATTTTAGTTTCCACGATGACATGGGCGGAACTACTAATGGGTTCTGGACCAACTATTACAAATATTATTATGCTGATAGCAGATATGGTGATGCGTCAGCTAAGCCTAATTTAAAAACTGTATACGGCGATACCAAATACAGTGGACTAGATGGTGATTATACATATGGTTTCAATCCAGTGGCAGCTACACCTACTGGTTCATCAGCTCCTTATTTCTTAGAAAGTATTGACATTTATTTGTTACATGCTGGACCAAGTCACAAAGATTACACAAGATTTAGATTAGTCAACCCTTTAATTTCTAGTTGGGATCATGACTCTGTAACACAAGGCGAAGCTTCTAAAGTTTTGCAAAATAAAATGACAGTGGTATATGAAGACGTAATTTACTCTTCAGGAAAAATGCAAAATGCCAGTGACGATAGTGTGTTACTGTTTGAAGACCCAGCTGTGTATGATCGAACTCCTACTCCATTAACCTCGGGCGCAGGCGGTAAGGCTCCTAACTTTGAATACCTAAGAGATGGGTTTGGCGGTGTAAGTGAAGATTTAAGCGATTTTACTGCTCAAATTCCTCAACCCCCCACATGGATTCCTCCACCGCCAGCATATCAAAAATCAGGACTATCGATTGGTCAATTGATCAATGCTTACAATATTGCTAAGACATTTAAAACCCAGCCTAGACAAGCGTGGAATATTTACGGTATAAATGTTAAGAATTTATTAACAAGTTCAGCAATTGGTGCTATCAGTTCAAACCCTGCAAATGTTGTAGGTCAAGCAAATTTCCCAGCTGGGTATGCTCAAGGTAATTTAAGTTATAGTCAACCTAATATACCAGCAAGTGCGTATGTAAATACTGCACTGATACAACAACAAGAATCCGCTAGAATAGAAGCTGGTTTAAACAGCAACAATACCATTAACAATAACACTGACGCTGGTGAAATAGATCCAAGTTAAACATATGACAACTTTTAGCAATTTGCCACCACAAAATCAGCCTAATAATAGTGTTGATGGTACTGTACAAGTTTTTAACAATTTTTATTCGGTACCAGTTCAGATCAGCGCAACATCATTAAATGCCATGACAGGGTTTTTTGAAAATAAAGGGTTTGATCCAACTACCGCACAATCTATTGCTGTGATACTTATAACACAGGCTCAACAAGATAAATTTGATCCAATGATTGTATTGGATTCATTAAAGGGATTTGATAGTTTGCAACTCAGTAGTCTTGCTACACAGATTTTAAATTATAATCGTAGTAAAACAAGTTTCCTTGGATTGTCAAACACAGTAAGCCCCTTTACATTGGTACAGCGTAATATTATTTCATGAGTTTAAAATTTGCACAAAATTTTTATTCAGTTGTTAATACTGAAAAATATATAGGCACTAAAGACCCATATTATCGAAGTGGGTGGGAATTAACTTTTATGAAGTTTTGTGATAACAATCCTGCAATAGAACAATGGGCTAGCGAGCCGGTTAAAATTCCTTACCGTGATCCATTAACAGGTAAACAAACTGTATATGTTCCTGATTTCTTAATCAAATACGTTGATAGAAATAGAAAAGGGCACGTTGAGATGATTGAGATTAAACCTGCTAGTCAAACCTTAAAAGAAAAGGTAGGAAAAAATCCTTACAATCAAGCTCAATATATTAAAAATATGGCTAAATGGGAAGCCGCTAGTGCATGGTGTCGAAACCAAGGTATTAAGTTCCGAGTCATTAATGAAGGCGATATTTTTTCCAAGACTTAATAAAAACAATAAGTAATATTATGACTAAGAAACTGGAAGAATTATTTGATTTACCAAAAGAGACCATCGAAGCGCCTCCGGTAGATCCTACCCCCACAGAAGTAATCAATCTAGAAGATAGATTAGAAGAATTTGACAAAATTGCCGCTGCCTTACCCCGTGTAAAAGGACTAGGCGATATGGCTGACGGAGAACTAGATGCATTGGCCAGCAAAGCTGAACAAGCATATGATGACCTTATGGATCTAGGTATGAATGTGGATGCTAGATACAGTACTAGAATGTTTGAAGTAGCCGCACAAATGATGAATGCCGCAATTCAAGCAAAAACCAACAAAATTGACAAGAAGCTAAAGATGGTTGATTTACAGCTCAAAAAGTTAGCAATTGACAAGAAGCATGGCAACGAGAGTAATGACAACACCGTAGAAGGACAGGGATTTATCTTAACAGATCGTAATTCCATTCTAGAAAAACTAAAGAATCTGAATAAATAAACTTACTATGAAAAACTTTAAAGACTATCTCGCCGAAAGTGTCACTGCTCAAAAACACGCATTCCGTGTTAAAGTAGCAGGTGATTTTACTCCTGAACAAGAAACAAAATTAAAGACAATGATGGAACGTTTCAAAGTAGATTCTTTCTCTAAAGTGAAAACTACTCCAGTCCAATCATTGCCCTTAGACTTTCCACAAGTCCGTAACTGCGAAGTTCACATTTTTGAAGTTACTGTAGATTATCCTACAACACAATTTGAATTAACAGAATATCTAAGCACTGGTTTAGGTGTTAGCAAACAAAATTTAGCAGTGGTTCGTCCTAATGAACCTAGCGAACAATATCAAACTCCAATGGCTGAACGTGAAGGTGCATTGTTAAATGACCCTGAATATAAAGAAGCAGGTAGTCCAAAGTTTGAAGATTATTATGGCGACAAATACAACAGTGGATTTGTTAAAGAACTTAATGATATCTTAAAATTGCAACGTAAGGCACGTGGTGAAACAATCCCCGAATCTACAGCAGATGACATTATTAAGAACCCAGGTCAAACACTGAATGATGTTCCACAAAATAACACAAGTCCGATTAAGCAGTCCGACTACAATCCAAGGAAGAAATAATTATGCAAATGATCGACGTATTAAAGCGTTTGGCTGAACTAGATGCTAAAAATCCAAATATGATTTCTGAAAATACAGAAGTCGCAGAATGTGGTCCGATGGGAATGATGGGTGGTATGCCAATGGCAGAAGAACCAAAAACTCCTGCTACATTAAACATTACAGCAGGTGATGGCGAAGAATTAGGCAACATGTTGGCTGCTATTATGCAACTAGCAGGTGTTCATAAAGTTGAGCCAGAACACTTGGGCATTGGAGCTGAACCAGAAGCTGAACTTATTACAGCAGAACCAGCAGGCGAAGAACCACACAGTGGTAGCCCAGATAGTATGCGTGGCGTTCTAGACAAAATGAATGACATTGATGGTGAAGAAGACGACCAAGAAGAAACTGATGAAGGCGAAGAACTTGATCAGCATGGTATTCCAGGAGTTGATACAACCCCTAATGATCCAACAAAACAAAAACCATTTAATCCAAACGGTTTTGCTAAACAACAAAATACTCCAGGCGGTGGCGATGTTCCTAAAGATCATGAGACACGTCCACGTGATCGCAATCAACCAATTGCCACAATGGAAGAACGTTTAATGGCTGAATACAAACAGTTCATGAATGAATAAAACCTTAGGGCATAGCCCGAAATTTCAAATAGCCTCTTCGGAGGCTATTTTTTTCAGTAAATAACGTTATGGGAAAATCACTTGAAGGTAATTTAGTTAAAAAGGCGCATGCCACACAAAAGTGGTCTGAAGAAGATCTTGCGGCAATGGCGCTATGTATGGATCCAGAGACTGGGCCTAAGTATTTTATTGAAAACTTCTTTTACATACAGCACCCAACTAAAGGTAAAATTCAATACGAACCATTTGAATACCAGAAAGACTTGTTGTCCAGTTATCATGAAAA